ATTAACATTTGTGCATCCTCCAAACTCTTTTGAAATTACTAGAGAGCATAATCAGTTAGATTATTGTAATTATTTTAATAGATATAAATATTTTATATCATATGACCCTGTAACATTTTTATCAGTTATAGCTGCTTTATGTGGTTGTATATCAATTGTAAAAAAAATTGACGGATTAAGTAAAACAGAGTGGTTGAAAAATACTCCATATTCGCAATATTTACAAGAAATGAATATTACTAATTTATATGGTATAGCATATGGTAAGGAAGAACTAGAACATGCTAAAAATACAATCCATTTGGCTCAAGAACAATGGAAGACAATTCAAATATATATGGCAAAGAAAAATGTTAATCTATTTATCAACGAAATAAAACAAATTGAAACTAATTTGGGAATTATGAATAATACTGTTAAAAAAAATTATATATCAAATATATAGCAATTATGTCCAATTCAATTATTAACAAAAATATTATAATTTACACTCATATGCCTGATTTTTCTTTTATAGATGGCGGAACCGTAGTTCAATATCTATTAGGTCAGATATTGACAGAAAATGGACAAAATGTTAAAATATATCCCGGTAGGGGTAAACAAACCCCAAACTCAATATTTTCAGATTTTTATAATAACGATTTTCCGATAGATGATAATTGTGTTGTAATATACTGTGAGGGAACCCAAGGCAATCCTTTAAATGCCAAAAATGTTGTTAGATGGATGCTAAGTAAATTAGGGCAAAATGTTCCGTACAATTGGCTAGATACTTGGGGTAAAAATGAGTTAGTATATTATTTTAATTCAGAAGAAAAAATAAAAAATAATCCAGACAAAATAGGAAATATTTTTAAAATGCTGAATGTTATGTATATTCATCCATATGCAATTAATCATAATTTATCTAATAGAAAAGGCACATGTTTTACTATTCGAAAAGCCATAGAAACTCATGGAAAAATACCAAGAGAAGTACATCCTCGAGGGTCATTTGAAATTACATCTGATCATAGACAAATCGATTTTATAAACATATTTAACAATCATAAGTATTTTATTTCATATGATTCTATTACATTTTTATCAATAATTGCCGCACTATGTGGATGTATTTCAATTGTGGTTAAAGTAGATGGTTTGTCTAAACACGATTGGTTGAATACAATGCCAGTTGCCGATTATTTGAAAGCATCAGGTGAAACTATGTTGTATGGAATTGCTTATGGAGCGGATGAACTTCAAAACGCAATAGACACTTTACATATGGCAAGTGAACAATGGGGAAGAATAATACATTTTTCAAAGGACAAATACATTAAATCATTTATTAACGATATTAATAATTGGCAGCAAAATATAAATACAATACAAACAAATTTTTATAATACAATATAATTTATTCTACTACCTAATATGTTGTTGATTTTGTAATTGTTAATATTGAACGTTTCTAAGAGAGCAGTTGTCTCTCCAGGAAATGAACGATAATATAATTCATCAAACGCAATAATGCTACCTTTACACATTCTAGGTAATACCTGTTCAATAGAAAATTTAGTAGGAGCATAAATATCTAAATCTAAATACAATAATGACACCAACTTATGCTTGTTCTCATTTAAATAAATTGGTAGAGTTTCTAAAATATTACCTTCAACAAGATGAATTCTATTTCTATTAAAATAATTGTCTTTAAAATCCTCATGTATTTTAGCTAATGATATAATTTCATCTTTTCTGTTAAAACTAAAATCCCCTTCCTTTATTTCCCGGAAAGAATTAGTATCTTTGTCAGTAATGCCTGTTATGCCGTTAAAAGTATCAAATCCAATTAGTTCTCTAAATTGATACTCAGGTTCTAATAATGACAATGAATGAAAAAATGAAAATAATCCTCTGCCTCCACAAACCCCCATTTCAAAAATATCACCAGGAATACCTTTTATTAATTTTACTAGTTCATATCTAGCAATAAACTCCATTATGGCCGGAGTAGGAGCATATTTTGGAAAATCCACAATCTTCTCAAACGCATTGTCGTTTTTATCATATTCCGAACTTAACGAAGTATAATACTCGTTGAGTTTTTTATTGTTAACAAAAGCCAATCCTTTTTTTTCACAAGACATAATACAATATATTAAAAACACTCTTTAAATTATTAAACACAATAATTAGTTATAATTATACAAATTATATACTTGTATAATTTATATAATTTAAAATGGAGCGAATATTAGAATTATCATTCAAACATAAACTATCACATATTGGCAGTTGTTTAACAGTTAACCCAATATTAGAAGAAATATATAACAAAAAGACGATAGACGATATTGTCGTATTATCCTGCGGACACGCAGGATTAGCACAATATGTTCAAATAGAAAAACATAGCAATGGATTAATTAATGCAGAGGATTTGTTAAATACAATGGGTATTCATCCTCTTAGAAATGTTGATAAAGGTATACATGTATCAACTGGTTCACTTGGAAGTGGAATTTTGGTAGCTGTAGGATTAGCACTTGCTAAAAAAACAAGAAATGTATATTGTGTTTTATCTGATGGTGAATGTGCGGAAGGTTCGGTATGGGAAGCATTAGCAGTTGTAAAAAAACTAAATATTCAAAATATAATTATTCACGTGAATATTAATGGATTTTCGGCATATGATGAAGTAGACCGTAAATATTTAGAAGATAGATTAAAAGTGTTTTATCCTTCTATTATTATACATCAAACAAAAAATCCAGAATCATTAGGCGATTTAAATGCTCATTATCATATAATGAAGAATGATGACGAAATTCGCAATATAATTAATAATATAATTAACGAGAAATAGCAAATAAAAATACTATATATAATATTATAATGCGCCGCGTCTTTGCTGATTTTTTATTGGAAGAAATGGAAATAAATGACAAAATTATAGTTATTACAGCTGATATAGGTTATGGTGTTTTAGATAAAATAAGAGCAAAGTTTCCTGACCGTTTTTATAATATAGGGTCTTCAGAAACATTGCTTATTGGAATTGCTGTTGGTTTGTGTTATGAAGGATTTATACCAATCTGTTATACAATTACACCATTTCTTTTATATAGACCATTTGAAATGATACGTAATTATGTAAACTATGAAAATTTAAACATAAAACTGGTTGGTAGTGGTAGAGATAAGGATTATAGTCATGATGGATTTACGCATTGGGCAGAAGATGACACACACATAGTATCAAACTGTTTTCAAAATATTGAAATATATAAACCAGAAATATTAACCAAACAAATTTTTAAGGATGTTATTAATAATAAATCTCCTTGTTATTTGAATTTAAAGCGGGCAAACTAAGATGCCCCTATTAGGTAACTCTTTATCCAGAACCAGTAACAAAATTATTAAAAACTTAAATTATTCGTTTTATTTTACTAAATGGTAAAAGTGTAGTTTTTTTCAATAAATTGTATAATGAATCATTTGTAAAATATATATTTTTTTCCTTATTTGAATTTATATTACCAATTGTTAAATAACATTTTTTGTTTTCAAACCAATCTGTCATTGTAAGCTCATAATGATTAATAATATCTGCTTGATTTTCTATATTATCCTTCTTGTCAAAATAATTTTTAATAAATATAGGTATAACATCTTTTTTCAAAGAAAACAGATATGATTGATAATGATATCTACATTCTGTAGAATCATTATATCCGTAAAAATCTACATTATATTTAAATGTTAAATTCAAAAAATGATTAATAGGGGCATGAATTATGTAAGAGTCGTTTGTAAAAATTATAAAATTATATTTATTGTAATCAATAATACTCAATCCTTTAATCCATTTACCAAAGTCATAAGTTGGTTCGTTGTCTACCTCCTTATATTGAACATTTTTATATGTAGAGCAATAACTATCTATTTCTGAATTATATGGTAAGTTCTCTGACATCAGCAATAAAACATCAACACATTCAAAGTCAAAATATTTAAGATTTCGTTTAATTGCAGATAATTTTATTTCAGAATCACAATGACAAGCCATTATAACTAAATACTTAATATTATTTTTATCAGGACTATAGCAATTATTAAATTTCTGGTTTAGTTTATGGTTTACATACTTTTTAATTATAATATCATCAGTTGTTTTTACAATGCTCATAGTTTAATAATATATATAATATTAAATTATTTAATTTGAAACCAAATTATACCGAAAATGGAAGTAACAATTGGTATCAAATTAATTATAAGATCCATTGTTATCACATGACTGATGCTGTGCGTATTCATAGAACTCATCACACTCCTTCAAGGGTAATCGAAATAATACATATTTAGGAACAACTTAAAGAAACTGGCGGGTATAAAAATAATATATTTAGAAACAACTTAAAGAACTGATGGGTCTAACTTAATCAACTTTTCCATATACTCAATCTCGGCCTTCTGTGTCGATACAATGTTTTCAGCAAGACGCTTCACGCGTTCAGACGTCGTTTTCTGTAAAATCTCTTCGCTGGTTAAAAGTGCCATCGAATGATGTTCAATCATCTCGTTCAAATAATCCTTATCATAAATGTATACCTGGTTTCTGTATAAATATACAAATACAACAAGTACTAAACCAAAAAATAAATAATAGAAAATACTAATTGAGCCCATATGGTAGTCATACATGAAAAGCTCTAAAAATCCCATTAATAGTGCCATTATTACAGAAATATAGAATTTACCTACACTTGAGCGAATATTAAGCAATTTGTTTGTCATTAATGTGCTCATTATGAAAAACTGGATTATAAAGCTACCTGAAATCATTATAAATAGGGATTGTTTTAGCTCCATTTATAATAACAAATATTTTATATTGGGTATTTTATTATAATTATGCGTTTATTTTAGTATGTTAAAAATTTTAGCACTAGTAAAAATATAATATGTTTGAATATTATAATATGTCTGATATTCTAGACCAAATGAACTCCTATAAATTTCATAGAAATGACACATCTATGAATAACAATCAGGAACTTGTTGAAATGGTACGTGATAATTTTGTTAAAAGACGACAAATAAACGCCAAAATTTATGCCCACAATAAAGCTGTTGCGCTTAAAATAAACGCAGAAGCAAAGGCACTAGCAGAAGCAAAGGCACTAGCGGAAGCAAAGGCACTAGCGGAAGCAAAGGCACTAGCGGAAGCAAAGGCACTAGCGGAAGCAAAGGAACTAGCAGAAGCAAAGGAACTAGCGGAAGCAAAGGCACTAGCGGAAGCAAAGGCACTAGCGGAAGCAAAGGTACTAGCGGAAGCAAAGGCACTAGCGGACGCAAAGGCACTAGCGGAAGCAAAGGTACTAGCGGAACTTGAA